CGCCGGTGTCCAAACGGTAAACTCCGCCCCAATAGGGGTTAGTTGCTCCAGTGCTATAAGTGCCGTAAGGGTGTATAAAGCCTATGCTAACACACCACACGCCCTCCGGAAAAAACTTAGTAGGGAAATATGAAAAATAGGGATTGCCCGAATTACCCACTCCCCCCAACATCTCGACTTCGTCATAGTACGCGGTGCCGTGGTAAAAAATTCCATGGTGATGACCCTCAGGGTATTCCCCCTCATCAGCAACCTTAATATATACAACAGAAAGATATCTTTTATTAGCATTTAGCCCTGGGTACTCTATGCGCCACCCCCCCTCTCCATCGTCCGCAGAATCATTTTCCCTAGATACCCACACCAAACCATCCTCGCCGCTTGGGGTTTCTGCGATTTCTATAATATTAGCGTCTCCGTTTATGTTTGCATAACCTTCGCCCGCCGTTCTTGTGTTTGTCAGGGTGCCCGTGAATTGGTCGCCGATATTACCCGGCCCGACGACTCCAGCGCTCCATGAAGATTGGAGTATATTATCCGCCCCCTCAATATATGAGGACAGCTGGGAAATGAACCAAGGAATATCTAAAGTAGCAATCTCTCCAGCGTCATACGAGGTAGCTTCATCCCACGGCGCAGACAGACTGTTGCCCACTCTCTGAGACATCCATTTACAATCTGACGTTGGGGCGGTATGCCAGCCGGCGGGAGTTGTCCCATCTCCCGTAGGGGTAGATGGAGGGTTATCAATCGAGTTATCATTATATGTAATGTATACGCTAAGTCCGTCAGCCCCGTCAGTGCCGTCAGTGCCGTCAGTGCCATCATTAACCATTAATGCCCATGTGCTGCCAGCGCCAGGGGCGGCGACCGTACAGATATAGACTTTTCCATTATCAGTATCCCTATATGCCCAGTTTTTCTCTGGATTCTCCGGCGCATCAGCACTCTCTCCTTTCCAGACTACAGAAAGGCCATCATTACCGTTAACGCCATTATTACCATCGACCCCATCGACGGTCATTTGATACCATGCGTCTTGGTATACATAGCTTTTGCCATCAGTAGTATTATAATAAGTCCAACCATTTTCGGGGTCAGTGAGGTGCGAGGCGCTAGAGCCCTTAAAGAGCATGGACGTTCCGTCGGCCCCGTGATTACCGTCAATCCCCGCAGAGCCATCGATCCCGTCAATCCGCTGTATATCCGAGCGAACCCTGAAGTCGTCTTCAGCAATAGTTTCCCATTGCTCTGGAATTTGTTCGTAGAGGCCCTGCCAAGGAGTGCCGTCCTCGGGGTCGGTGGCGGGTAAGTTGCCCCACGCTGTATTAGTTATTTGGTCGCTGGAATCGGTTTTAAGTTGGTACGAATTACCTCCGGAAGACTTGGGGTATCTAATCTTAACCTTAACAGTAACCTGTTCAGCAACGGAAGGATTATTAAGAGCGTATTGAGTGGACAAGGCCTGGCCGCCCGTTTTATTTATCCAGTTGTCAAAACCCATATACACCCAATAAGAGCTTGTGTCGTCACTCCCAGGCGGCGTATTCCCGGAATTTGAATCCGTAAGAGACTTGAACACAGGCCCTTCATTATCGTTCCACCACGTGACGTAAGCGTCCTTCGAATAAGATAAGCTTGACTCCCAAGGGAGAATTTCCCACTGCCACGGGGCAACTCCAATGAATGATTCAGCGGAGATCGTAAGGTCCTTTACAAACCTATTTCCATAGGTAGCGCTCCAGTCAAGGCTAAACTCAAACCCTTCATTAACATCAAGGTCAGAATCGAGGGATAGATTAAGAAGGCCGGGCAGGGATGTAATATCTTCGCCCGAGTCATTTAATATTTGAACAGAAACCGTTTCGGGCCCCATCCCGCTTGACGTTCCGTCCCAATATGCATTCGAAACATTAACCTGATAAGTTGAGATTCCGCTGGAGGGAGAAATAACATCCTTGTTGGCCCCGGTTTCAGCGTTAGACAGCTGAACGAAGTTAGAACTGCTAGAAATATTAACAGAAGCCGCAGGAGCACCGCTTGAGGCTTTTATTGTTGCTCCCTGGATTATTAATTGACCATCTTCGAGCTTAAGAGTGGCGCCGTCTTCTGTTTTAAAAATAAACTCCCCATCCCCAAAGAGCTGGAACCCCTTGCTGAGCGATTCGTTAGGGGAAGTCCCCGAGAACGTTCCCGCCCTGATCTCGCTCGTTCCATTGTTATCAGTGCCCAGTTCTATAGTTTCACCAGCGTGAATCCTTCCTCCGGTTATCTTATCTGCCGTCAGGGTATTTATATGAGCGTCGAGAATTGCGGCTTCCCCAATATGTGCGGAGCCGATGACCGCGTTAGCAAACGCGTGCCATGCAGCCCTAATAGCCCAGCCCGTACCAATTCGATCTATCTTTACAATTTCGACGCCATTATCAGGAATGATAACTGTCCTACCATGCTTTCCTTCGGCAGGACTTTCGTAGGGAACGTGAAGCCCCATCCCTTGATCAATATCGCTGGATGATAGCAACAAATTTAGATTAAACTTAGCCTCAGCTTCGGAACTTCCCGATATAAATACATCATTAAAATTATAGTAAGCCGGCTCATACGAAGCCCTTTGCTCGTCCGTCCCAAGAGCGACCCACGCGCTGTGGGTCAGGGTGGAAGCATGATTGCTGATAAGTCTATAATCAGCAACTGCAGCAAGGCTAGAATTCCATCCGTCGGGAAGGTTATAGGAAGCGCTGGCAGGATTATATATCGAAAAAGAATAATAGCCAATATAATCAGTGGAAGATCCCTCCGGCCGCTTTTCGCGCGGCTTAAACGTTCCAGTGGAGGTTGTTTCACCACCAGGATCGTAACCCCCAATCGGATCCCAGTAGACATATTTTATAGGACTCCCTGCGTGCGGATTCCCTGCGTTAGTGGGAGTAAAGTAAGTGTTCCCGGATAGATCAATTCTTCCTCCAGCAATGAAATAAGATTCGCCATTTTTCCATAGCACCGTATCGGCCCACTCCAGAATATTGCCGACTATACTAAAGTTATGACCACTTCCCCCCGAGCCTCCGCCCGCACCATTACTGATGACGGCCCCAGGAAAGTTTTCGGTCATTTTCTCTTCGAAATCCTCCAGGGTAGTGCTTGCGATTTCCCCAAGTGTCAATTTTTTTGGGGCGGGCAGCTTGGCACCACCAGTATCCTCTCCGACCACCTTACTGTAGTTTCCGGAGCGATCAATAGTCTCTACGTAGAAATACCCCACCTGACCGCTGCCGCCGCTAACCTGCAGTTGGGTTTGGGACGTTTCAAAAACCCTATATTCAACACCCTCGATTTGCTCGTCCCCATTATCGGTCTTCTTATGGACCTGATCGCCCGATATTAATATTTCGCCCGACGTGGCATTGCTGCCTTTCAATATCTCAGGAAAGTTTGCGCCGGCCTCATATTCTCCCGTACTTACCGTAGAAGCAAAGCGTCCCCCATTTTTATCAATAACTGTCCCATGAAGTTTTCCGGAGGCGCTTTTTCTTTGCCCATAAGGATTGGTGGCCTCAAGGGAGACGCCGTTGACATCCGTCGCGCTAGTAATTTCCCATTTTGTCCACGCCTCATTATCCAGAGTATTCGCGCTTGTCGGGGTCGAATCATCGTCGTCAAACTTCAATGCGCCGCCCGTTTCTAAATCAAATAGAGTACGGTCGCTTCTTTTGTCGATAATAGCGGTAATCTTATATTTATCTACATCATTATCAGAAGGAGCGTCCCAGGAAAGGAAGAACGTTTCAAATGCTCCGGTTACCTCGAGGTTTTCTACCCCTCCCGGAGGGTTATCGTCAACCTGACGCCGTCCATCCTCGTCTGCGACAATTAAGTTCCAGGCCAAAACCTTTACCTCGCTAATCATTGTGCCAACTCCTGCGCCAAATTCATCATGCGGAACAAGGAAGTAGTCGTACCTGGTTTGTTCTTGGGTTTTACCGGCCTTTTGCAAAAGGGGAAGGTCCTTGTCTTCGATTACGGCTCGTAAGTTTGTGTTTTCATTATCGCCTGTTCCTCCTAGCGCGCCAGGCCATTCTCCGATAAAATATTCTTCGCCTAAAGAGATTGCGCTAGCGTTGGTGTGGTCTCCAAAAAATGCAGCCTCGCTATCATTATACATGGAGGCGATTGGAGCCTGGGCGGAGTTGCCTTGCAATTCTCCAGTTAAATCCTTTTGAACGTATTCCCATTTTGGGTTACTTTGAACCTTTGCGTACGGCCTTCTATAGACTTTAATTTTTTGTACAATCTCACTTAGTTCTAAATTTATTCTGATATCACCAGCAGACTTATCACCAGAAAAAATCATATCACTATCAATCGAGGGTTCCACATTTTCGCCGGTCCCGGATCTCTCGTCAACAACATCGCCATTGCCATCCAACAATAAAAGAGTAAATTTTAATTTTCTATTAGCCTGTCCGGACCCTTGTGAGTTTTGGAGCCAAGCGTAGATCCAAGCGTTCTCCTCTTTAGTTACATTAACTATTGAACTAGTTAAATTTTGCGACTTAGACCAATCATTAGGCCGGGAGAGAAAAGTTTGGCCAAATCTTTTGGCGTCGTTTGCGTGGGTGGAGAACGCATCGACAATATGGTCGCCCTCGCTGGGAGTCAGACCGCCTGGGGCAGAAAAATAACCTGCCACAGATTTTACAATCTGATGAGCATCTGCGTCTGCATCGCCCACCTCGATAGGTCTTCCGGATGAGTCCAATATACTCCAGCTAATATTAAACGAACTGCCGGCCTCGGAGACAGTAACATCGCCGATCTTTACAACCGCCTCAAAATCCCTAGCTCCGGCATTGGAAATATCTATTGTCGAGCTCATGCCTCCGGCTTCCAAGGGAATCAGCGAAGAAGCAAGCCCAAAGGAATCGTAAAGCTCTATAATGTATCTATATATATTAGAATACGGAGTAGAGTCGACTCCGTTAGACCACTTCTGAGGCATAGAAACCCTTCCGGCCTTCCCTCTCTTAGTGAAGACAGAAGATTTAGTTGCCTCCCATTCGTTTCCGTTTTGCCTATATTGCTTTACTTTGATTTTCGAAAACTTTTCGTCGTCCATTTCGTAGTCCAAAACAAAACTCGCCCCAACGACTTCGGCGGAATGCGTCTTAAACGAAGGTACGGGGCTTGACAAAATTATCTCAGCGCTCGACTCCCGATCGACTCCATTTTCAGAAAGTTGCTGGGCGGAGACCTTAGCGGTTATTTTAATTTTAATAGTTCTTTTATCGCTAGCGCCCTCAACAAGCTTATCGAAATTGTCAGCGCTAGTCCGCAGGGAGAAGCTGGGCGTATTATTAAGATCTAAACCGAAAGCTGCCTTAAGAATCGCGGAGTCCGTGACCTCTTCCCAGCCAGTAGAAGAGGACTTATAAACTTGAATCTCAAAACCCTTAAAGAATCCGTCGTCGCCTTCCGGGCTTGAGGCGATCGAAGTTCCCTCGCTCGGGTGGCCGTAGGGAGCGATAAGCTCCCATGAGAGATTGAAACCCTTTTCAGGGATTTCCAATGCGGCGGCAACAACATTCCCACTAGCGGAGGAATCAGGTATGCTCTTTGATATAAGCTCTCCGCCAATGACAGTTATTTCGCCAAAAACATAAGTTCCTTCTATATCAGGAGACATCAACTGCTGCCTCACCTCCACGAAATCGGACCGAAGTCCCAAGTCATTTTCAGCGTAAACCCTTACCCTAAAATCGCCATACTTACCGCCTAGGCTCACGGGGCACCTCACTATAGAGCCCGCACTCTCCAAGTCGGCGGGAGGTTCTCCCGAAATGAGGTCTGCGCCAGACCCAAGCTTCTCAACGAACGATCCCTGCGAAGACACTCCGGAAGCGTAATAAATATCGGTTGCGCTGTAAACCTTAAACGAGAGCATTATAGCAGAAGTACTCATGAGGCGATTGGGTTAGACAGTGAGGTTACGATCAAATTACTAGGAGACTTAGGTACGTTCATAGAATGTTGAGGGGGGATAGGAAACAAAGGTTTTTGTATATTTAACTCCTTTTCGATTATTTCAAATTTATCTTTATTATACTCAGAGGCCCTAATTCTATATTTTCCTGCCTCAGACTCAGAAACAGACATGACCCTATACTGTATCCTCCCGACATTTTTGAAGCTATTAATATCAAGGGCTATCTTAGATAGAGCGTTGCTTATTGCGGAGTTAGCGCTGTCGGTCGGGGCAGTTACAGAGCCTTGAGAGGAGACCTCTTCTTCGTAAACTGAACCTCCGCCGGTTCGGATATATTTTTGATTACTGTGACTACTAATGACGAATTGACTATCATTGCCAATATTTAATGTGGAGCTCGACGCGCCGTGGAAGACAAAGATGTCGGAGTCTTGATTAATTCGGGTAATAAAGACCGAACCCTCTTCTAGGTTTACCCCGGTTTGGCTAATCCTGAAATTATTCTTGGAGAGTTCAAGCATCCACCCAAATCTAGACGACTTAATCCAGCCTCCAGGGGCGGAATCGTCGCTAGGAGCCTTGTAGTGGGTATCTGCTAGATTAAGGCTTGAGGATTTGGGAATTAAAAAAGAAAACCCACCAAGCCCAACCCCTTTTGTCGAGACCTGAGATACTGAAGCGGTTTCGTTGTCTCCGTCAGAGGAATATAAGGGCGAGGAGACCTTGTACCGTCCAATTCTTTCGGAATAGCTGTACCCAGAGTTTTCAATTGGGCTCCCTCCTAAATAGGTGTCGATTTTTACCAAGTCCTCGGCAGGTATTTGTTGGATAGACCTCAAGACATCTCTATGGTACCCCCTAATTGACCAAACGGCTCCGGGCCCTATCTGATCCAATGAAGAATTAGTGGCTGCGGAATCAATGGCGTAATAAAAATGCTCTCCGCCAGGAGTGGACGGAACAAAATTAGTATCGTCGGCGTTTCCTCGGTCAGAGAAACCAATGTCGCTAAATTCCACATCAACCCAAGTAGAGCTCCCGCCGACCTCCACCTCCGCCTTAACCTTAAAAGTATTAACGGTAGAGGCAAAAACCTTATATTTTTCTCCGTACTGCAGAGGGGACGGGAGGGTGCCAAAAGAAGTGAAGCCCACGAGAGCTTCGTTTTCTAACCCATGGGCTTCGGCGGAGACCATGTTAGTAGAAAGAAAGCAGGCAAACCGGCGCTTACTCTTGAGAGAAACAATAGACCTCTTGTCTTCGCCGATAATTCCGTCAAAATAGGCAACCTGCGGACGAGATATTCCAGAAATCATAGACAGCTGCTCTTCGGAGGTAAAATTTTGTGTCCTACCTCCGGTAAGTTCCTTCATCTTCTGATAGAGAGACCCTTCTTGGCCTTGAACTCCTGAGAATTCAAAACCTTTGCCGCAAACCACAGCAAGCTCAACCCTGCTTTTATTACTACCGGGGTCTTCTGGGTCATAGAACAACAAATCCCCCAAAAGCTTATCAACCACAACCGATCCCCCGGCGGCAGTATTTTTATGAATAGATTTAAGCCTTCCGTTCACGTTCTCCCCATATCTCCTAGAATCAGAAATTTCTAAAATCGAGCCGGGAGCAAGCAGGGCAGCCTCCATACCGGTCTCAAAGGTAACGTATTCATTCTCCAAGCCCGGAGCGAGCACCATGAATTTAGCTATTCGCTTGGCCTGCCCCCTCGAGGTGCAGCCGACTCCAATAACTTCGTTCAAGTTATAGCCAAATTTGTCTATCCCAGAAGAGTCTTCGTAATACTCGACCTTACTTCTAAAGTTGTCATATTTATCCGCAAACCTAACTTTGGCCGCAGTCACCCTGGAGTTCTTAGGTGCGCCTGCATACGAAAACCCTTCCTTGCTAACGTTTGCGTCGGTAAACATCATGGAAGGGTCCTTTTTCTTTTCCGTAGTCAGAGATACCTTTCCTGCGGAATAAACCAGCACTGACCTAAATATAGTACAGATCTCCTTAATAACCCTAAGCGCCTCCTCCCTCTGGGAGAATAACACGCTGGCCGAGAACCTGGGCTCAAGTATGGGGTAGCTTTCAGACAAAACGCATTGGCCAGAAGTTAAGTAGTTTCCGTCCGTATGCACAGAGGAAGGGTGGTCGGCAAAAGAAGGTCCGGCGAGTATAAGGGTTTGGCCAACAACGGACACAAGTTCTCTTTCCTCAAAGCTTCCGTCGTCCATAAAGAAGGCTACTTTTTTTCCTGCAGAGTAGGTGCTTGAATCAGCTGCTGCTCCATTGAATTCGGAATTCACGTTGCTGGATGTTGATGTTATTTCAATATCAAAAGTGTGACTTTCATCCAGAAACTCGCTCTTGGTTGGAGCTGCTTGTGTGGACGTAAAAGAGCGTTTAGGGTGCTCAAGAGGAAATCCCGTCTCGACAAGCTCGTCACAGAATTTAGCAGTGGCATATAAGGTCCATATATCTATTTCGTTAAGAGTAAACCCAAAGGTTCCGACGCCAAATCGTTGATTAAGGAGCATGTCGACCAATATCCAGGCTGGATTGTCGGTCCACTCCATCGAGGTCTCCCCAATCTCCGAGTAGCCTTCTCCGTCTCTTTGCCCTTTAAACAGGCCGTTCCACGCTCGGTAGTATTTCCTCGTTCGGGGGTTATAGTTCTCAGGAACTGGGACCTTTTTCAATTTCACAAGGTAGTTTCGCTCAGGCAGCTGGGGGAAGTTGACAGCGTCGAATGGAATCTTAATCATTGCGGCCCCGGGGTGTTGATATCGAAGAGGCTTGCCCATCAAAGTAGTCACGGAAGATATGCCGCTAAGGTTTATGCGGTTAGATGTGGTAGTTTGCTCTTGCGGGTCCACGATCTCCTTAGTGAGTCTAACTAAATTAAGGATTAAATTTTCGCTAGGCCCAAAATAAGGTAGCGCCGTCTGAAGATTGAGCCCGGCGGGGGAAGTAGAAATAGTTTTTACCGTTATTTTACTCTCCAAGCCAACGTGCGTGGAGTCGTAAAAATACCCGTCGGAACCGAGAATCTTATTATGTCCACCTTTCTTCCTAAAGCCCTTAAGGGACGCAGACTTAAGGGTTGACATTATGTCGTCATAGTTATTATGACTCAACTCCTCCACTCCCGCCCCGGATCTAATCTGAGAGTACAAGTGGACCAAAAGGGCGCCTGTTTTATTGACTGAAGGAGTGTCGTCTTTTGAGTATGTCCTAACATTGTTGGCTAAATTATTAAGTCTATAACCGTTACAGTAATCGTTGACGAATTGTTTAAAAGTTCTAGGCGCAATGGGAGGAAAGGTTCCTGCCGCATCAGCGACTTCGAAAAACCCCCCCTCCACGGAGCCATTAAGCAAATCAGTGCTATCAATAACGGACTTATACTCCTTGCAGAACGCCCGAATTCCATTGTTACGCTCAAAGGCCTGAGAGAGATCCTCAAAGAGGGCTGCAAGAAACACCCTCGCCAAATTGTTTTGCTCGCCTTGGGTAAGATCCTCGGGCACTCGGTGGTCAATCCCTAAAGTTTTGGTAATTTTCCTATTGCCCGCTCCTGTAGTTTCCCAGCCAGTTCCCCCTTCGCTTCCGCCAAACCCGTTGAGGGGCGAGATAAGAGGGCAGGTGGACCGTCCGTATTTTATTTTGGCGCCGATTGTAATTGCGACCGCGTCGGTACCTCGATCAACCCTCATTCTGGCTCCCATGCCCAAAAACCCCCTTCGGTTGCGGGTTTCAGTCCAGTTGTTATACATGGCCTGGGGAGACAACGTTATCTTCAGTTGTCCGACGCCTCTAGCAGTAACGGGATAGGCAAACAACTTAGCTCCATCCAGGATCGCCGCTCCGGTAGTGGCTTTATCGCTCGACGGCCCGGGCAGCTCGGCCTGTCCTTGAGTTTCAATTTCGGAGAACGGGAGGAGTTGGCCTTTTCTGTTTTCTGTTTGGTCCATATACCCCAAACTGCACTGCGGCTGATCCTCTAACCCAGTGGCAGTGCCCGCGCCCTGTCCTTCGTTTAGTATAAAATTCAAACTTCCGCCCGGCTCCATCACAGGGATCTCATTCAAATATATAGACTTTAGACTCATGTTCTCGTCGAACGAGTGGAAATTGTTAATTAGCCCCTTAAGATTGGGGCTAGACCCGTTTACGACCCGGCCATGCATGTCGCACAGTCCCTCAATGGGGCCCTCGGAAAGTATGTCGGTAACGGTATATTCGGTGAACGTTTCGGTCATATCGTCGGTCGTACCATTTGGGTGCTTGTCTTTATTGACTCTAGTAAACGACAGAGTGTTGGACCCAATCTTTAGCATTCCGTACCCTACCGGCACAGGAGCTCCCTGCTTGGTTATATTCGGTCGGTCGTCAAAAAGATATGATTTAGTTTTTCTAGTTTCATCGTTTTGCTCTGGGGAAGGAAAGAGCATGTTTGAGATTGCTCCTATAGCCATGGCCCCTAATGCGTAAAAAGCAAAAGTACTAAGGCTCATGGATCCCGCCGCGACTACGGCGGCCTTTGCTCCGGCGATAATTAAAGCAGGAAGAAAGGCTTCCCCCTCGACCACTGGAACAAAGTGAAATTCATTCTTGGAGGAAGAACAGTACGCAGTCATTTCATTAGAAAAGATAGAGGACGCTAAGGCGGGGTCAAACTCCCCCCTGGAAGTAAAAGATTCGAGCTTTTCCCTCTCGGACGGAGTAACGGTTACGATTGAAAACCTTGCTCCGGCAAGCTCCTGCTCGTGCACATGATCCATAAACCGATTGTCGGTATTTATATTTATGGCCCGTATAGCCTCCGCAGGGCTTTTTACATTGAGCGACCATTCGTGCCCAAATTCTTTACCAAAAGACCCATGTAAGTATACAGTTTTCATCCTTATTCCCTTACGACATTACACTCTTGAGTATCGAAAAATAAAAAATTGTCATAAAGGCAGCTATATATCAAAAACGGCAGCCCCGTATAAGACGAAACGCTGATGTCTCGCTCGGATGGATATGCGTCAGAAGTGGGGTGAGAATGAAAGACGGAGTGAATCTTACTCCGAAGGAGAAGGGTCCTGCTATGGAGGCTAAAGTGGGACACCTTATTGAAAGAGAAATTCCGCATTGGATAAAAATATAATTTATCGAAACTAAAGACCAGTCCAGCAGTCTCCTCATAAGGGGTAGATAGGGAGTAAGACCTAGCGGAGGACAGCACTTCTCCATTAATTTCATGCATGGCTGAAGCCATCGGTTTCGGGAAAGCCCCCAAAAGGAATGCCTTGACTTCCTCCGTTGATAAGGCTTGAGCCAAACCTCTTTAAGCAGGACGGAAGAGTCCTTTGGCACGAGTCTGCAATCCAAAATTCCTTAGAAACGTATGGGTTCGGAGAGGGGCTCACATGGGACTTGATGCATACGAAAATTACAGGAATTTCAGGGGGCTTACCTCCAGGGAGGTTGACGACGTCCCCTTTCTTGTAGCCCACTTCAAACTCGGACTTCCATTTAACGAAAGGTACCGAAGTGATATGTCCCGTGTTGTAAAACTGAATCGGAGAATCATTTCCCGGGTGAGTAAAAATCTCAACCCCGTATTGAGAAAAGTATTTAGCGGACTCAGTTTCGCACGGGCCCCCTTTATACCCGCACCCCTCGCCGCGGTATCGAAAAGAGCAGTGGTTTGCCAGCATTTGCCGGGCGGGGAACTTAACTCCCTCCATCTCTAATATTGACGCAAGCTCGAACTGAAGACTTGTTTTTGTTTCCGCGGTTTTTTTGTTAATGTAGAATATTTCGTCGGGCAGGTGAGCGTTTTCATCTGGGGCTCCACTCGGGTTTCCGCTGTTAAAGTTTGCGTCATCGAGAAACCTAACAAAGGTCCGCTTCCTCGTAACCTTGCACCCTTGAAAATCGTAATTCATCGCGACAATGCTCGACAGAAGCCCGGAGGGGTTTCCTATTGTGAGCTTCGGGCGGGGGAGTCTTCCGTCGGATGGAATTTCAAATTCAGAAGTATGGATAGGGAGCGGCTGATAAGGCTTCCCTTGCCAAATAATAGCCTTTTGAGAGTTTTTCGAAGAGCAGAACCGGTAAAGATGATCCCCCTCTTGCCCCTCCACGGAACCTCCGCCTAGGGAAATCTTGTGGGTTTTGCTTAAAAAAGAAAAATCATTCTTAAGATGAGAGAAGTCAATCTCAAACATCTCTATTATGGCGTCGGGCTCAAGTTTAAATATTTCTTGAGTTATATTTTTTTTTGAAGAATCAGTCATGTCATTCGCTAGCGGGCCCCTCTATGGCCCCAATAATATTTTCGTTGGCATTGAGGACGGTCAGGTCGAGGCAGTTTTGTACATAGTATTTTATAGCGCTGCCAGGGTTTCCTCCACTAACAATACCTCCAGAATACTTTAGCCCCGCAGCCCCAAAACCTCCTCCGTCGGACCCGTCCCTCACCCAATACTGGTCATTAATGGAGTTGTTCACCGCGCTTCCTCCGCTGCCTCCTAGGGAAAAAGCGCCCTGGTCGCCCATGCCTTGGCCTCCCACTCCCAGAGGCGCGCCGCCACCTCCCCCGCCGCCAAAATTTATTTTACCGCTTTTGTTAGCCAGGATGGAACTTTGCGTCTTCTCGCCGCCTGCGCCACCACCCCCACCACCGTATATTTTAGACCCAGGGGACAGAGTTATATTAAAAGTCACCTTAGAATTCAGTTCGTCTATAAGGAGCGCCCCTCCGCCGTCATCGCCGGAAGTAGCAAAGTCAGCTGAGTCCTTAGAGATTAAGCCGTTGTCACCCTGACTGGCCAAGCCTTCGGTTACGAGTCCGTCTCCCCCTTTACCTCCCCGCCCAACAATATAGGCGGGATTTCCTCCAACGCCGACCTTTAAATTGACGACGCAGCCAGGCGGATACCCAGCTCCGGATCGTAGGGCTGGCAATAAAGAGGAGGAGGACCCAATAACGCCGGTGATTTCAAAATCAACCTGCTTAACCTGCGCCAGATTACCTTTGGAGAACTGAGAAACGAGCTCATTTTTCAAATTTATATTAGAGAACTCAAGATCAAATTCGCGATACTCAACCGCCACTCCGTCGATCAGAGAAGAAACGGGGAGAGACTTGAGCGTCCCGTTTTCAATATCCAAAACAAGAAAGTGGCCCTCTACAGCAACAATATTCGTAACGTCGGCGGCAACAACTGCTTCGTCCGAGAGATACTTCCATTGTGTGGCGCCTGACTCAAGCACAGACTTAACTCCTATTGCAATATAGCCTTCAATGTGGCATTCGTCAATCAGAGCGTTAACCTCAGCTGCGTTCCTTGGCTCGGCGAGAATTCCGGAGTTAAAAACGGCAGTGTACCTGGCATTGGCAAGAGAATCGCCCTCCTTTACGAAACATATTTCGGAAGAATCCTCAAACGAGTACTGCTTGCTATAGGGATTATCAAGCGTTGCAGGAGAATCAATTTTAATAGTAACAGCCAGATCTTCGGCGGACTGATTTACATTGGCAACCAAATCGGTACTGTAGCTCTGATCGCTTCCATCGCTTTTGTAATTTACAGTCAATTTGTCGGCGTACCTTTGCCTGGTAGTGCCTGGGTCTTGCTTAAAATACACTTCCAAATATGCGGACTCCCCGGGCGCAAGATCGGTCACTGCGGTTAAAAAGTCTTTGCTTTTATGTTCACTTCCTTCAGAATCACGAGAAAAACTAGAAGCAGTAATTTCGCCACCTGAAGTCGTATCGACCACGGCGCCAATTCGGCCTAGGTTATCTTGAACTCGTACGCCTCCGGAGGAATCCTTATACATAAATGCTCCCCCTTCATCGTTGTCGTGGCGGGTTCCGTTGGAGATTCTCGATTCGCCGTCCCCGGTTACAATGTCGTACGAACCTATGCCACTGGCGTAAAAAACTCCCGCACTTGCTGTCGCCAAGGGGAGCGAGTGAGCGATGTTTGTAGCAAGGGTCTCTCCTACGTTTTTAATTTCAATTTGATTTTTTAGAAAAAACGATTCATTTTCCCCCGGGCTAGAACTTGAGCTAAGAACAATTTCCCCGACAGAAACCAGCCTTGCGGCAGACTTCTCTACTTCGTGAACAAGGGAGTCCATTTCGTCATCGTCAAGAGGGGTGTTTTGGCCAAGGGAATACTGTTCGAATTTTGCGCTTATGGTATGATTGTTGGCGAAATTATAAGTATGCTCCCATTCCTGACAAACAAACCTACGCTTCCGATTATACGGGGCAGGGGGTATGAACAAGAAAGACTTATACCCCAATCGAGATTCAAGAAAATGCAATATAGCAAAAGCTTCTTCGTCACTACGGTTATCAAAGGTAATATTAAAATTGAGAAGGTTTATATTATTTTTATTATCAGGGTTGTATTGGGAGTAAGCAGAGTCCCGAGAAGATATCTCCTCAATTGAAGGGGAGTGGCTTATCCCAAAAGGTAAAGACGGCTTCCAGTAAAACTCCCTAGTCCATTTGTCTTTATTGACGGAAGTGTCCGAGTGGACAGGGGGATCTCCCTGCGAATTCTGGTCGGCGTAATAGTAATAAAAAGATTTCTTGGTGGTGTCGTACGCGACGTCATGCTTTGCGTAGTTCTTCGTTGAGCTATAATCAGGAGGGTTGTTAAGATATAGACCGGAGTTCACATTCAAGATTGAAGTATCATTGTTAAATATAGTTGCAGATACAGAGTGGACATCTTCAGCTTGAGTGTCATGTGAAAAATTAAAAGAATAAAAGTTCTTAGTAAGATTTTCGCTATTCCTATAAGGAAAAAACAACCCAGCATCATCCATTTTGAAGCCTTCAAGCCCAAGGTCGTATTCAAGGTAGTTAGATCTTTTATCGACCTCGTGCTGCCCCAGTTTATTTTCAAGAAAATGTAATATAGCCGTGGCCTCTGTGCTGCTTCGGTTGGAAAACTTTAGATCAAATTCCATGCTTAGGCTATTAGCTCCCTTAGGTCGGATAGTTTTATACCCGTCTCCGTAATCATATACAGAATTATTTGCGCGGAATTTCACGGACGAGCCGTAGTCAGGGTCAAAGAAAAACGAGTCACTAGACCATTCGTCGCTAGAGTCAAGAGTAAGGGCGTCGCCGTACACGGCGGTAATCGTAAGACCCACTTCTTCATAGTAAAAAGCGTCGTCGGAAGAAGAGCTATCTGTAGAGCACAATATTATAAGGGTCGAGGAAGCGCCTCCAACCCTGTACTGCTTTCCTGAGAACCTGGCTAGACTTAGCCCAACCACCTGTCCGCGCTTAAATTGGTGGGCGGATTGTCCCGCGGGAAGCTGTATGCTCCCAACGTGATTGACCGCCATGGGCTGCTCCGGAGGTAATATCACCACGGAAGCGAACACCTCGGAATAAGCCGTCTCGGTGGAAGCTATGTCGGTTTTTGCGTAATAGAAGGAATTGGTTTTGTCATGGCGAACAACCTCAAATCGTTTGTAGTTTTCTGCCGCAGACCAATATCCCCTGTAGTTTTGAACGCTGGATATATAGTAAGAGTCAGAGTCCAGCTCCCCTCCGTCGGGAGAGTCTGCAATTTCGTCAAAAGTTATCGTGGACAGCCCGGGAGCACCAGAGTACAGTCCTACGCCAGCAGTAGTCAGCTCCGTTGAGCCGAATTTCTGTTGGGTGACGTCCCCAGCTTGCGAGGTTAAGGGCTCAACCTTTACCCACTTGGCTCCGTTTATAATGAGCGGTTCCGCCCCATTTGGGCCTTCCCACGTTCCTGCTGAATAGTATTTAAAACTCTGCCAGCTTGTCCTAACGGTTTCGCCATCGTAAAAATCATCAACAACCAAGACTCGAGGGTTGTCCCCGCGGCCTGGGTCGACTTGCGCCACGACCTGGCCCTTAGAGTTGACAATGGGAAATTTAAAATTCTGCAAAGGGCAGTCATTGTAAACATTGACACGAACGGGAGAGGTCCCGCTTAGGCAGCGATAAAAATCCGTAGAAGCGTAATTTGCCTCGTTGGAATCAGGAACGGAATAGTATGTCACCTGGTCGCCCTCCCGATAACTCTTCATCGGATCCCAAAAGCCCTTGTATGGATTCTCTGTATCTATTGCTGCGCCCATATTACTTTATTATCTGTTTGACAGAAAACCCTCCACTTAAATATCCACCTTCGCTAACGGTCAACGCTTGCTCGGTAACTTTTCCGACGCAGGAGAATTGAGCGATCAAAGGGGACTCTCCGGAATTATTCTTTGTTGCTCCGTGTAAATGCAGTTGAACGGAAATGTCGTTTGGCATCCCCGACTCCCCTCGACGTTGCATCACTCCGTCCTGATTGAGATAGTTAATAATTTTATTAGACTTGATATTGCAGGTGTATTCTATATCCCTCAAGGCTGCCCTGTATGGAAGAATAGCTCCCGGGTATTCTTGCCGGGAGGAGTGTTCGTTAGCGCGAATTGTGTAGTTCAAAGACCTGTTGACCGACTGAGAGAATGAGGCGGACAGCATGCGGATGTCAAAATTGGAGTTCTCCACCTGGAGATCTATCCCGTTAGCCTCAATCTCCCCAAAGCCCTTCAAGCTTTCGGCGGGATTAATCTCGGGAGCGGAAGGAAGTTCTTTGTTTCCAATTTCAAAAATCGTCCCGAAAATATCATACTCCGCCTTAGCCTTAATAAGTTGAAAAGGCTGCATGTCAAAAGAAAGGTTGGTTACTGCTGCGTACCAAAACCGATAAGGCCCTATCCTGCCCATAGGGATAAACCCGTCGCTCATAGACTTGTTTATATTGAAAATAGTTTTAATAGGGTTACCCCCTCCCGGGAAATGGTCGTCGTCAATAATAAAATCGAAAGACAGCTTACCCTTCGGAGCTCCCTTAGCTACGAGAGTGGGGTCGTTAACGGCGCCCCCCTTCGAGTCGGCATCGAAGCCATCCAGCCTGCGATCGTCAGAAAGGGAGTAGGACATGGAAAGCGATGCGGAGGTGGCATAAATTTGCTGGTCCCCGAGCTCTATCAGGCATCTTTTAAAATCTATAAACTCAGCCATCGTAAGCGCCTCCCACAATTATCCCCCCATGAATAGCCTCCGTTGAGGTTGTGTCATCAGTAAAAGTTATTGCTTCGTAGTAGTCAATACTCTCGTACAAATCCTGCCCGGATGTCAGCGCGCCCCACTGGGTTTGAGTTATAGTAACCGTGTGGTTAGTTTTAAGCCTGTAGTAGGTTTTCTCGTCCGGAGTCAGCGCGGCGTGTTGAGTGTTAGTTATGGTGTCGGTGTGGTCAGTCTTAAGCCTATAGGCATCGTCCTCGCTAGTTGTCCCCGATGAATCCGGGGTGCGGGAATCAGTTTCGTAGCCGACGTAGCTCAAGTTTACGGCAACGTCTTGTTCCACGGCGGAGGTCTGAGACACGGAGGACAGCTTTGCATTCTTTGCGGTATACTGATTAATTATAACACTACTATCTTCAGGATCTTTTATTGTAATAACTATATCCTTAGAAGAGGAATCAATCTTATCATAATCCATTAAGCCCCTCATATTTAATATACTATAATTTTCTTGAGAGAGAGTAAAATCAAACCTTGTTTGGATTGGATAAATAATTTGTGTGTCAAGAGCTTCATAATCCTCAAGAGAGTCCATCCTCTCTTTATTTAAAGCATATAAGGCCTCAAGGTTAAGCTCTCTATTATAATTGAATGCCAATATGCTATAATCAGTACTGCCTCCGATGCTAATCGATATACTTCCCTGGGTAGGAACAGTATATGTCCTACTTTCAACAGGGACACTAATAGCATTATAATTCACACCTCCAACGATAGAGGGAATATTATCACCAAAATTGCCATATACTCTAATTGTATTATCAATGGTAGGAATTTCGCCGACATTACAGGACACCCTGCGGGAGACTAATCGACCCCCCTGAAAGCCGATCTGCTTTGTTCCTTCCCCAAGCACGAACCCTCCGGTAATTTTCTGATTGTCGGTAATACTGTCTAACACATCTGGCCCAATCATGTAACGAGCGATGGAGAACTCGGCCTCAACCGGTCCGCTAATGAAACTGTCTATATAGCCTATGCCTGCCAAATTCAACGGGGATACACTAGCTCCATAGCTGGCGCTAAGAGAGGTTATGCCGTACAGAAGCTGGTTGTTAACGACAAACTCTTGTTCATAACTGGAAAAGCTCATGTTTATTTCCCGTCATCGAGCATGCCTCCGGGGCGACTCTCTTCTTTAATTATAGTAACGACTTGTTCTTTTATCTTTGTGGACAGCTGGTTCATATTACCTTCTTCTCCCTGCCCCTCATTAGAAACGTTTGCTTCGGAGGTTCCGCCGCTTTTATCAACATTGATAGTTATGGTTATGTTGTTGGTGTTATCTGCTCCCGAGCCAGAGGACCTATCCTTAGGTTCGTCAGAAACTATGCCTCCGTTAGCGAAACGTCCGCTGTTAATTTTGTTAAGAGTGGGCTCTCCTATTTGGCGAGCGGCATTTGCGTTTATAACGTATTCCCCCTCGGTAAGCATGGCAGGTATTTTGTCTACCCCGGGCTGGCCTGCAATTTTTCCTCCGGAATTTTTCCTTTCCCAAGTAAATGGGTTGACCTGCTGATTCATCCAGCTTAAAGTGTTGCCTAGCCGGGACTTGTCGTCATCCTTCTTGTATCCAAAAATATTAGCCCCGCGCTTTTCGTTAGCGGTAGGCTTGGCGCCAAACCGCTCTCCCCAATTCCCGCTTTCGGGCGTAGCGGAAAAGAAGTTTCCGTCTGCGCCTTTCTGAAACCTCTTTTCAGTAATCATTTCCTTAAATCCCCCGGGGCCCTCAACCATAGAAGTTCCATACTCGCCGGAGCCCCCTAGCCACTTAGGCATGCTTCCCGTTTTGGACATATTGAAGGCGCTGCTTTCTATAACTCCTTTACTGGACATGTCTATAATGGAATCACTACTAGACCTAACGACTCTTCCATCGGGGGACATTTTAACGTTCATCATATTGCCGTCCGGCCCCTTCACTTGCCCGCTGGTGCCTAGCCCCATGGCTAAGTCGGCCCTGCCGAAAGCACCGGTCTCTTGAAGGTGCGAGCCCGCTTTAGCTAGGCCATAACTTGCCACGGCGGAGAATATTCCTCGGCCGAGCTGCTGTTTTTCCTCGAATTTTTTAAGCTTTTCATCCAGCTGGGCCTGTTTCTGTTGAGACAATGCTCCGGCGTAGTCTTGAACGCGCTGGTTTTGCTGCATGTAACGAGCAGACATGCGGCGACCTTTCTTTTCCCAAGGGCGGTTACCGGTGACCTGTTTAGTTTCCTTATTGTACCTGGTCTCAGCCCAGCTGTCGCGTAACGCTTCGTGCTCGGGCTCTTCGTCCTCTTTCAGCAATTGTCCCAAAGCGATACTCCCCAAGGCCATGCCCAAGCCCTGAACTCCACCGCCCCCTTCGTAACCTTTTACTTGCCCGCCTTTGTTAAAGTCCTTCATTCCAAAAAGTCCTCCAAGTAATTTAAACGGTAACATTAACAGGTCGCCAAATATACTAAAGAATCCACCTCCGCCTTGCCCTTTCCCGATCTGTTTTATTTTTCCGGCGGCTTGCTCCTTTCCTTTCTCAATACCTGTGGAGGTTGCATTAGAGAAGAAACTATGAAGCTTCTTGCTGTCTTCGGTATCTGCATATCTACCTTCGAAGCCTGGTATACCAGACACATCAGGGGTCCCAAGAGGAGGTAGTTTTTGAATATTTTTAAATTGTTGTGGCGAGAGGCCCCGGGGAGCCTTCGAGGAGGGGTTAGGCATGGGCGCCAGCGACCCTCCAGGTTTTATTGGGTTATTGAAAGCGTCCCGGGTTCTGCCCAAGTAATCTAGAGTTATCCCCCCAGGGCCCACTCCACCCATGGGGTCTATGCCAGGCAGGTTTTGCCGCTTGGATCCAGTGAGCGGCCCGGGCCTGGCTTCAAAGTACGACGATTCAAAACTTCTAGCCCTCGATTGTTTTATGTACTCACCAAAGGCGTCCTCCACCGTATTCCCCTTGATGGGTTCTCTGAAAAATTCAGCGAGGCTTGGCCCTCCTTCTTGCCGACTAACGGGAGACTTCCCCTTATTAAGCGAGTCCATAAAACCGCCTCCGTACTTTTTCACGGCTGACCGATCCATCACAAACTCCCCATTAGTTAACCTAGCGGGAACCGGTCCTCCTTTATTAAGGGCGGCGGATTTACCTGGCCCAAATAGGCTCAGGGTTATTTGGTCCGCGAAGTGACCCATGAATTTTTGGTTCAATGTGTCCAAGAACCCTAGGGCCGCCTTACGCAAAGTGTCCCCAAGTTTCTCTCCGTCCCGAATGGCGCTGTGAAGGGCTCCGCCTAATGCGTTTGAAAAATCTTTAGGGATTGACTGAGTGAGGTTATAGCGAAAAGTTTTCATTTCGTCATTCAGAGCTCCAAGGCCGTCGTCGAATCCTCGTCCGGCGGATCCGGGTCCGGTAATATGAGCCTCGCGCGCATCTATTAATTCCTTTTGTACTGCCAGTTGGGCCCTAAGTTCTGCGGTTACTTTCCCTTCTGTTGTAAGGTTGTTTTTTATCTCTAGCCCCATGTCTGCGATAGCCCTCATCCTTTCGTTGTCATTGGCAGCAAGGTCGTCGCTTTTTTTCTGAGCTGCCTCGGCGGCTATGTCGAGGGCCCTGAGCTCCGCTTTTTGTCTGTTCCACTCCTCTACGTCTGTTTTGCCTCGGGCGGCTTCCTCGGTTTTCTGGTGGGCAGCTATATCAAATACATCGTAATTGCCTTTCTCAAGCTCTAGCTGTTTTTCGACATATTCCATAACCGGCGTACGTTGACCGCCGATGCCAGCAACGACGGTCGGAGCGTTACTCGTGACCGCTCCCAGCGAATGTGTTACAAAAGCTTTCGACCTCGCCTGCCTTGCGCTCCCGGCTTCCGACTTAGCTTTGGCTCTTAGCGCTTCAGCTAAATCAAAGTTCGGCCCCTGGGCCTTGGCGGTCAGATCCTTAAGTTCGCCTTCGGTCAAGGGTATGTCGGCTTCGTCCGCAGCCTTTTTAATTAAATTTCTGTTTGCAGTCGTCATGGAGGACATGTTATTTACGATACTGGCCTCCATCTGTATGCCTGCCTTTCTGTGTCCTTGCACAGCAGTAGAATATCGCCCCCTAAAGCCCTGCCCGGCGTCTCGATCAAATTTCAGAGCCGAAGTAGTTTGTTCTTGTCCACGAATTCTAGTTGCGTTTTCAGCTTGCTTGTTTAGTCTCGCGCCGACCCGCTCCATGGATTCCATCTTAGAGAGCCTCTTGTCAAGCAATAGGGTTATGGCTTTTTCCTGATCCGCCTGCCTAGTTGTTAGTTCCAAGGTATGCTTATTGGTCGTTAGAGCTTCTTCTCTTTGTGACTGAGCTTTTTTAAGCAGTTTAGGGATTAGATCCAGGCCACCAGCGCCTGAGCTGTCAATATATCTGAAAAGCTCTTGAATATCCGCTTTCGAGGCAACGCCCAGGGCGGCACTTCGTCGATCCACAGATTCCGGCGTCTCTAAACCTTTGTCATCGAGCTCGACTCTCAGGCTCTTCAGAAAGTCCTTAGTGAAATTTAAGGAAAACGACCTTTTAAGCTCTGCTTGTTTCTCCTCGGCCGCTTCGTTCACACGCTTTTTCTTGTTAGCCTCAGTTTCGTTAGGCTTCGGCTTATCTGTGCCCCCGAGTCCAGCGAGTAGAATTTTTAACTCCTCCGCAAAACCCCTCTTCCCCAGCTCGGAAAGGGTGGATGTTCTGTAATCTTCCTCAGCTTTGATTTTACCTTTTCCGTGCGCGACCTGCGCAGCCATCATGGTTTTGGCATATTTGTTTTGAGCGTCGTGCACCCTGGACATTCCCGAGCCGTAAAGCCTGTCCCCTGAAACAATATTTCTCAATTGCTGCTTATAAGCGCTTTCGATCGCCCTAAGGTGCTCGTTAGTTTTTCTTTGAGCTGCGATCTTAGCCGTATCTAGATTCAGCTGCAGAATGACGGCTCGGTTGCTCTTTTCGAGATTGTCGGCGGTGTCGCTCCACCCCTTCAGGATGACCGCGCTGAGCCTTGCCATTTTACTGATGTTTGTTATTAACTTGGGGTCGTTCATTTTATTAGTCAACTCCTTGCCATTTTTACCCAGCGATTTTATAGCCTGTTCCATCTCGCGCTTGAGTTCGCGCGCGGACTGGGTCTCAATTGTTCCATCCGCGTTAGGGGGAAGCTCAACTTGATAGTTTTCGTCTTTGTCCAGCCTTTCCTGTAAGAATGAATCAATAACCTGGAATCGCTTGCTGAGAATGTCTCTGGCGCCTGTCATCACGCTGTCCACACCTTCGGACTCACCCCTGACATTCTTGAACCCCTCTTGCAGATCTTCTAGATCCTTAAACCTGCCCCTTTCAAAATCTCTTAAAAATTCCCCGGCACTCTTGCCCCTCTCTTTCTCTTCCTTCTCCCCCGTAAAGCTCTTCACAACCCTGTCGATAATCGTTTGTGACATTTTCCCGCCCGGGGCAATAGCCTTGCTGAGGGCGCCAAGAGAAATGTCCTCTCCGCTCTCACGAATAGCCTCGATAAGTTTTTTCTCGGCCTCGATCCTTTCTTTTGTAACCTTAAGTATATCTCCATGCGAGGACGTCGTCCAAAGCGCAGGATTCCGATCTTTAGCTGGAGTGGGTTTTAGTTTTTCTCTTCCGTCGCGTCCGGCCTTCAGATTTTCGACTCCATAATCCTTCAAGTACTTTTCGGATACTTGCGATCCCGCTCCGGTTATTATTGCGCCGTCGTCTGTCCTACGGTTACTTAACAGTCCCTCCGTTGCGACTGCGTTCTCGTATGCAAGTTGTAATTCTTTAATTTTCTCAGAGGAGCCTAGGCCAGGCAAGAGCATTCCGTATCTTGCGGGCGTACTTTGCCGGGTCGAAGTTGAGGTCTGGGTGGTTTCCGTCGGAGCCGAGCCGCCAGGCCCTACGTCGCCCACCCTATGCTCACTCACCCCTCCCATTGAGGACAGTGACCCTACGCCCCACCTCAAAAGGAACTTCGCCATTCCCTTCACGTGTCCCTCGTCAGATGCATGAGGGTCAAGAATGTGGTCGCCTCCCGAGGTTCCACTCATTGTATACTCCGCAAGGCCCACGCCTCGTTTACCGTGCTTTGTCCATTGCTCTCCCACCTGCCTCCCAAACTTTTGAGTTAAATTAAGATTTAGTTTTTCAATTTTCGAGTCCAGGCTTAACCCAGCGGACTCAAGGTCAAACATTTTGCTTTTTGCTATAGATTCAGCCTGAAGGCCAGCCGACACATAGGCTTTTCGATCCTCCTCCTTCCTCTTTTTCTCAAGAGCTTCTGCGGCGGCATTTGACGCATTCGCCAGCCCCCACAAGGCTCCGCCTACGCCACCTATGACCTTTCCCCAGACCCCAAATTGTCCAAGCATCATCAGTCCCGTACTGGCGCCAGTCATAGCAGAGCTCGCCGCCCCGCCGTAGTTCATGCCGGTACCTTCTTGATTCAAAGGGCTGCCCGTAGGGTCCATCATGCCACCAAGCATTGGCATTGCCATCATAGCTCCCATGCCTAGCATGCCTGACCGGCCCTGGCGCCCGCTGACTCGCGCTTGCGCCTGCTGATTTGTTTTTAATTTATTTTCGGCGGCGGTCAGGCTGTCCTTCGCTTTAGTATTTCTCCTTGAAGCGACACCCTGCTTGAGCTCCTCGCTTTTAAGCCGGTCTTCAGCAATGGTTAATTGTTTTTCAACTTTTTGGTGATTTTTTGATCCGATCTTTCTCCCCCTGACGCCGTCCCTATATGATTTCTCTTCGGCCTTCAGCCGGTCAACTTCCTCCCGGGCAGAGTCGACAGATTTACCATATTTTTGCTGCCTTTGCTCTGTATACTCTACGGTTCCTTCGAACTTAGAAAGCTCCTTGGCAAGCTGGTCCATTTCCTCATTTAAGCTCGACATGGTTTCGTCTAAACCTATCCCAAGCATTTCTTTTATGGACCCGCCCATGGCAAAGTTAGGAACAATCCCTTGTCCTGCTCCAAACACATCACGCAGCCCGTTGGGTTCGTCGTGGGTATTGGTAACGCCGAGTCCGGCGGGATTACTTTTTCCGACTAACTTTCGATGCGTTCCAACTCTAATTTGAGAAACAGGAACGCCGGCGCCCCTCTCCCTTCCTATGGCGTCGCTTAGTGGGTCTGCGTAATTAGGAATGAAACCTCCAGCCTTTTTGCCATAAGCCTTCCCGTCACCTCGCCCGCCCTTCTTGAGGCGGGTGTACAAATCGGTTATTTCGACCTTGTGCATGCCAGGGGTACCATTAAACGCCCCTATATTGCCCAACGTTTCCCGAAATTCCTCACGATCAAGACTATTAATTACAGGCAGCAACCCAGCGATTGTCTTAAAATTTTGATTAAGCAATCTATTTTTCATGTGAGCAGTAATAGTTCCACTTGTAGTCATCCCATTTTGCATGCGATATTTCATTTGAGGAAAGGCGTACAATAGATCCTCCCAGTTTGAGGTAGAGCCCTGCTTGTATGACCTTTGTTGCTTTATTTTGTCAGACGCATAAGCCCCACCTCCCTTCATAAATTTTTGCCTTGAGGCTGCGCTAAACAAATCAAACGCATCCCCCTTGTTGTAAGATTTCATATAATCTATATGCCTAGTACTAGGACCTTCCTTATGGTACTCCATGTACGATTTCATGTTCCCAGTAAAATTAGGATCGCTAGGTTCCTTAATCAAAGCATCAGTGTGGCGCATACCCACACCTCTAGTATATGCTCGTGTTGAAAATTTTGATGCATAATTAGGAACGTGGCCGCCAGCCTTAAATCCAGCTCTTGCATCGCCCGCGCCTTTAGTCCTTGAGGTTTTCCAATCAAACCCTTGAACCTCTTCCCCGAAATCCATTTGCATGTTTGTGTCAAGCCATCCAAGATCATCCTCGCCATACTTTTTAACGTGGCGATTAATTTGTTTTTTTAAATCAGTTGCGCTTTTAAAATCAAATTCGTTCCCTTCTCCAAGCTGAAAACTGCCAGAAGTTTTCATTCCCTTCTGCAATCTATATTTTAATTGAGGAAAACTATTAACAATTCGCGCCCAAGGAGTGGAGCCCTTCCCTGCGCGCTGCTGTATAACGTCCCCAGAATACACAGACCCTAAGCCTCGCTTCTTTGCGTATTCATTTATTGTATTAAAATTCCTAAAGGCTCCACCTTTTAAGTTTTTTGGGCCTCGCGAAGCGTTTAAAAGAGCTCCGTCTGTACCGAAATCTGTCCATGATCCCGTTTCGCTGTCAGTGGCTCGTAGTATACCCCTACTAACCTTAGAAATTCCCCTCTTCCTCAGCCAGCTTGCAGACACTGCGGCGAAATTAGGAACAAATCCGGAGGCCTTAATTGAAGACAAGTCTTTAAGCTTTCCGCTTACGGCTCCCCCCTCTCTGCCATACATAGGTTTACTGTTTTCGCTATCTATGTATACCCCCTTGCCTGATTGATCTCCTTCCCCAACGAAATCAGGGTGCCTACGGTAGATCATTTCCTTTGCAATTTTGTTAGCCATACTCTTCTTGGTCTCGTCATTTGACTGGGTCTTATAGTCTCCGACATCTGCTATTGGGCCCGGGTCAAAAAGTGCAGCTATAAGCGGGTGGTTCTTAATGTCCCTGACATCGAAATCACCGCCGACCCTTGTCTCGCCGCCGCCGGCATGTTTGAATTTTCCAGGCCCCCCGCCTATATCCGTTGCGGGAAGCCTTGTCGATATAGCGGCTTCGAAGAGGGCTCCCCCTAAGCCGGACAGTGCGCCAAGAGCCCCGCTGCCGCCCTTTCTCAACGCCGCCTCCATCGTTTTTGGCGTGGACCTAAAAGGGGGGCCTCCATTCTTTGAGTCCCCGAGGTTTAAACTATTAGAGAACTCCACCCCCTTGGCTACGGCGCCGTCAAGCAGCATGTCTTGAATTATTTCTAAATTATCTTTTTCTGAATTCTCTGCGGTGGCAATATTCCCCTTCTTGAATCCCGAAATGCCAAATTTTATTTTAGGCAGGACTCCGTCCTGATTGGCGGCCAGACCGTAAATAGATTCCTTGCCCTTTCCTCCGGGGTATACTGATGCTGATACTGCGGAGCTGCCTTTTAATGCTAGCAATGTAAATAAACTGGTGGCGTCAAACTCCTTAGCCCCCTTAACTTTCTGCGCTTGAATTTTGCCCGCTTGCCCGCGTTGGTATTGGGCGGCAGGAACCGTGATTGCGCTTGATTTTGTATTATATTCGCCGAGGTGATTTCTTTCGGCGAGCCACTCTTCAGCAGCAGCCCTCTCCTCGGGCGTCTTCTTGGCGCTATTATAGACGCTCAAGGCGTTCTGTTTTGTCCACCTCTTCTCAGCAATAGCTATAGCGAAATTCGGTACATATCCCCCTGCGGCATATGGGTCAAACCCATGCTTGCTGGAAAAATCCTCTGCGTACTTCTTCGATGCCTCAGAGGGTTGTGGAGGCAGCAGCCCCGGCTCTTTCAGTCCCGGGAATTTTTTCCATTCCTCCTTGTCGTTGTATACGAAGCCGGGTCCTTGCTTGATTTTGCCCGCGACGTAGCCGCCCTTAGCAGCCTCCCTTTTCTCTTGAGTTGCGGGGCTTGCATAATTAGGAATGTACCCAGAGGCTCTCTTGTCTGTAAGGTCAGGAGAGATCCCCATCCTTAGCATTGGCCCGCTCATGCTCCTCGTAATACTCGAGAGCCTTTCAGCCTCTCGGGTTTGCTGGCGAATGAGGTCGGTAATGATTTTTTGTTTAACTTCACGATTTGTGTCGGTGCGAAGCATCTCCTTCATGATATGGTCGTTTTTGGTAATCACCTGCATGAGAGATTGCTCGAGCGTAACCCTTTGTGTGGCGGCCTTGTTGATGTTTAATAGACTTCCCAGGCTGTCCTTTGCGTACTTGAACGCGTTAAAGAAAAGTTTCCCGGCGACGGCAGCAAAAATAACCAGGCCCGGGCCAGTCAGCATATTCCCAACCCCCTTCAGGAGCCCCTTGGCCCATTTATTGCCTTCATTTTCCCCGTCCCCAAGTAGGCCGCCCATACCTTCAGCCATTCCCTTGATGCTGTCGAGCACCTGACTAATGCCCGGAGCAAGGGCGATGTCGCCTATCTTCTTGGCTAGCTCCTGTACAGCGACGCCAGTTTCGCCCGCAAGGGCGCTCATGGTTTGCCGCAGGGCTTCATTTTTTTTAGTAGATTCGTCGGTAGCCCGGGCAGAAATTTTCATAGCTTCAGACGTCACGTTGTTTTGCTTTGCCATGTCCGCCATAACAGCTTTTAATATATTAATCTGAAACATTCCCGCCACAGTCTGCCCCGTGCTTGCGCGCTGGGCGTCAGTGAGATTGTCCCAGCTTTGGGCTAATGACCCGATTATTTTGTCCGCCTCCATAGTGCGCCCACTGATGTCGCGAACGGCAATACCAAGAGACTCCAGTTGCTTCAGGGTCGCAGGTTTTTGAACTCTAGTGAAAATGGTTTTTAAAGCATTACCTATAACAGCCCCTCCACGAGCGGTCCTCTCTTGCGCGGCAGTTACCATGCCGACAAAAGTATCGATATCTACGCCGGCTTGCTTAGCAGACTGACCGGCCCGAGATATAGCTTGAGCAAAGTCGCCTGCGCTAACTGCGAACTTTACATCCACCGCAGCAAACTTACTGACTAGTTCGGTGGAGTTTTTCACTTCGCTTCCAAAAGTATTCATGGCGGCGGTTATAGATTTTACAGATTCTGCGGCATCCATACCCGTCAATCTAGTCAAGATAAGGGCGTCGCTGGTTCTTTTTAGCGTCTCGGCCATACTAAGGCCCTGCCGAGCGAATTCCGTTGCGGCATCGGAAGCGGCCTTAAAGCCGGCTCCAGTCTCCTTTGCGACTTTCATGAGTCCTCCCCCAAATTTATCCAACTCCCTAGTGGTCAAACCCATAACAACATTAATGTCGGTCAGGTTTTTCTCAACTTCCATTGTGGATTGAACAAGGCCCTTAAATGCCTGGGACACTGCGTTAATTACGCCCACGGAAGCGCCAAAAGCAAGGACGCGAGCGTTAGAGGCTTCAAGCGATTTAGTAAACTCGTCAGCAGACCGAGTCATCCTTCCGAGCGGCTGAGTAACGCCCCTTGAGTCGAGCTGAATTTTTAGCCGCCCAGACTTATTGATTCTATCAACAGCAGCAGTAATGTCCCTAACTAGAGGGTCTGTATTACCGCCTACATTTACATTAATACTCATGCCTTTTACCTTGACATGGTATTACACCTTAAATATATCTCACACGCCTGAAAGTTTCATCATGTCCTCCATATTCAGAGAACCGCCTTTCTTTTTTGCGGCCGCGTGAAGATCAACTCCGCCGGACGGGGGCTTGATCCCAAGGTACTCATAATCCTCCTTTTTCGCCCCAACAAGAGTGGCTCCGTCACTAGACTCAAACCTCTCCTTCATCTTTTCCTTTTCCTCATCAGAGATACTTCCATAATCGAGCAGGGCCTTGGGGTCGTTCCGCACCTTTTCGGGAATATTGTTATTATTTTCATATATACTCTTAAATATCCTAGTGTATACAATCATTCTAACCTGGTTATAAGTTAATAAACAAAAAGGTATGCCATAAAACTGCATACTATCATCAGAAAAACTCAAATAAGGTTGATAAAATTCTTCGAGTATTAAATACTGTATTGATTCCTCAGAAAAAGAAGCGAACACGTCATTATACAGGCGAACAAGGATAGCTAGATCAGGGGCGGTAAGCTCGTTGTATTCGCCTTCAGACATCAAGGGGTATTTAAGCTCCCTATCGCTGTAAAAGCTCTTTAGTATATAAAAATCGTTAGTTCGCTGCTGGGCATACCTTTCGCAAGTGTTGCCGATTAAGTCGTCTTTCTGCTGCAGCTTGGCAGAAAGCTTAGCCTCCTCCTTGAGGATCAATTCGTTTTGCTGGTCTATTGCGGACTTTAAGACTATTTTTGCCTTTGAGGATTGCAGCAACGAAATAAACCCTTCAATTGCTTCAACTTTTTTATCGTCCTCCCTGGTCCAGCTACCCTCCTTTTCGAGGAAGTCAAGCATTTGCGCTTCAGTCGGCAGGCCCCGTTCCTCAGCTTGCGATTGGTATATTTCGGTTAAATCCTCAAGCTCGACTTGGTCGTGCGGAGAGAGGTGTTTAATATAAATCAGCTCTCCTCGGTATTCTTCAGGAGAAAATCCATGAACAATGTCCCGAAAAGCTTTTCGGCGGCAGGAGGTCTTGGCCACTAGATTTTTCCTTCATCCATATCCTTCTGTAAGTTTTCAAAGTCTTCGTCCGTTACGCCGCCGGCACTATAGTACCAGAAGCTTACATAAGTGGACAGTTTAGAGGATACAAGGTCGTACAATTCTCCGCCCTCCTCTTCGAGTCGGTAATATTCGTCGGTTTTTTCCTGAAAGGTTTCTCCTTTAAAAAGAGGCTCAACGTCGTCCTCGTTATCCTTCCTGATGAAGGACAGGTAAAGGAGGTACCATATGACAGCCTTATTTTGGGCCCGAGAGTCTGCGGTGTGGTTAAACAGAGACGCGTAAGAAGACTCCATGTCGATAATTTCCTTTCGGGTCTCACCGAGTTTTCCAGAAAGCTCCGAGATCCTTTCTTCATCCTTTTTGCTTTTTTTTGTTTTAGTTGTCAATCGCTGCAGGTCATTTGCGCATTCGCCAAATTTCATATACAGTCGAGAAAGGTGTGCGGCGTCTTCCTCGGCCATCATCCCTCCGCTGTCAGAATACTTTTTGGCAAGCATGGCCTTGGTCAATATTCCGCGTTTAATGCATTTGCTCATCTCAATACTGTACTCAAGTTCAGCTTCCTCCATCTCCCTGCGGTTGGGCTGCTTGATAATGATCCGGTAAGGAACGGGCTGGTCAACTTCCTTAGTAACCTCGACTTCTTCAATGCTTCCGTCCTTTGCTTCTCGTTCCTCTGTCTCCGTAACTTTAACGGTTTCGCTTTTTTCTACCGTAAAGCTATAAACTTCCCTCAATTTAGCAGTAGGGGATTCCTCTGTTTTTTCTTCTAGTATAGTTGTCATTCCTTGTTCCTTATTGTTATTATATTTATTAAAACTCGAAAGTTATAGTAAAGTTTTCCAAACCGCCCTCAATATTGCGCACGGCCTCGTTCCCTATATCTAGGGTTCTTTTTCTCAGGTGCTGGAGTTTTTCGTGATCGAAGTAGTCGGCCTGCTCAATCAATGGAAGGCAATCTTCGGGCAAGTGTCTTCTCAGTTTATTGAAATGAATCTCGTGATCCTTGCGCAGATCCTCCAATATCATAAGAAACCCCTTAAAAAGAGAAACCGTATTCCGTTCGCAGTGTTTGCGAAAAACATCCTCAGCATCCATAACCTTATTCCTTCATATTCAATACACATAAAATTATTTAGTGTAAAACAAATTATGTCAAGTTTTATTTCCGACGACCTAAAAGCAAAGCTCGCAGAGCAATTTAACCATCTGCACGACACCTTCGCGAGAGATATCATCGTATACAAGGAAGCGCAGAAAGTGGTGATCAGCACGGATCCAAATTATAATTATATTTATAACGAAACAGGTTCAGGGCAAAATATACAGAACGTTCCACAGAAGCAAGTGTTCAAGGCAAGGGTGCTATATAGTACCGGTGGAGAAATAGAATATATGAGCAAGACCAAAGTCGGGGTGGACCGCAGAGTTAGAATTAAGCTAAAGAAGGAAGACTATGCGCAAATTCAAGGAGTTAAAAGAATCGAGCTAGACGGAAGAATGTTTCTTATAGACTCGGACGCGAGGCCTCACGGGCTGTTTGACGTAAACTTCTATACCATGCACCTTAACCCAGTGGAGTCGACATGAGCTATAACAGATCCCTAAAGAAACAGCTCAATCAGCTAATGCTCAGAGACAGGCGGGTAGTTAGAGGATTCGACGAAGAGGCGAACAAGCACTTCAACCGAGCGAAAACCTTAATGCTTCAGGAGTTCGACGGACATCCCGTAACCGTAGCCCTTCAAGGAGGAGGGACAGGGGGGCTCGTCAAGAGAGGGTCTCTTTTTGGTTTTCTTGGGTTTGAAAAAGGAGAGGATCCGACAACAAGGCTAAGAATGCTATTAGACAAAGGCTGCCAAATTAAATTTCAAAAAAACATCCTCCTGCAAGGAAGAAGGATATACATAGCCATCATCCCCAGCAAGGACCAACTATACAGAGAGACGCCTTTGCCCTGGGCCAGCGGAAGGAGCTGGCTCAAGGGGGTGGAGTTTGGAGTTTCAGGAATGGGGCAATACTTGCACGAGGAATCCCCGGCAAGTAGGTCAGGAGAAGGAATCCAAAGCAAGGGAAACAGGGGAGGGGGATTCAGAAACACGTCTTACATATCAGAAATATTAAATAATTTCAAGGAGAGACTCTCCTCCGGGGGGATAACAATCAGATGAAGCCCCAGTTCCAGCACTCGATAACCTCAAGCTTTGCGCTATGGTTCGACAATTACTTGCTAAGGAAAGGAGAGGCCTTCAAAAACTACAATACAGACCTAACTCATCTTGACGACGATAGGCTAGCGACGGGCCTCGAAGGGTTCTCAAGCCCCTATAAGCAGTGGGTGTTCGATAACGGAATCAGCGGAGCAGAGGTTCCGTCGAGCGTTAGCGTAGATGGGGTTGACACCCCAAGAAGCTCCACCCTTGCAATAGATTATCAAAACGGAAGGGTCGTCAGTTCAACCATTAGCGTGGGCGCGGCGGTGACTGCCTCTTACGCGGTCAAAGACTTTAATACATATGTAACAAGCGAAACAGAGGAGAACTTAATTATTGAATCTCAATTTGACACAAACAGCAGGTTCAACCAGACATCAACTCCAATCCCACCGTACGACCAAGTCCTGCCTGCAATATTTATAAATAATGTTAAAAACAAGAACGACCCCTTTTCCTTTGGGGGAGAGGAGCAGACAACATCAGATATACGCTGTGTAGTACTTGCGGAAAACATTTACCAATTGGACGGAGTGCTTTCAATTTTCAACGACTCAAATAAAGAAGTTTTTGCAGCGCTGTCCTTCGAGGATTATCCGATAACGGAGCAGGGAGATGCGCCGAACTATAATTACAAAACCCTATCAGACACAAAATTAGCAGCAAGCCCAGGAGCCCTACATCACATAGACAGAGTGGACGTCTCCAAGCTTAGCGACAGGATCACAAAGCAGGTTAGCCCAAACACTTTTGTTGGATTTATTGACTTCGAAGTGCTAACATATCGCTATCCGAGAATTTAGTTCTCATTTACAAGAAAAGAATGTAATAAGAATCAAACCCTTTTTAAAAGGAAACCTAAATTATGGCAAGAAATAGAATTATCTATCAGAGTGAAGCGCTTTACATCGGCCAACCGGACGGTACAGGCTACCATGCGGCAGCCACTTGCGCGAATATTAATGGCGGAAAAAGCGTGGGGATTGTAGCACAGCCCTCCACGATAGATTCGTTAGTAGTCCCAAGTGCAGACTGGGACCTAGTAACCACGCCGGCATCGGCAGCAAACAAAGACCTTCACGCGGAATGGACTGCGGGTACTTATAGCAAAGACACTAAAAAGAAAGTGACCGAGGGGGGCGTCATAAGATATTATGTCGCCAATAAGAGTACCTCGGAAGCTCCGCTTCTACCCTTGACATCTGCCGACGCGTCCGGCACCAATGGTTACGCCTTGAATGCTTCGACAGATGCGAGTCCAGATGACGACAAGTGGACCATTCACGCAGGAGCCCGGCAACTTAGCCGAGTGCAAAGCGCAAACTACAGTTTTACAATTAATAGACAAGACGTAAATCAATTCGGCCAACTGGCACGTATTGATTCTGTCGCCATTGACCCCCCTACGGTTAATATGGATTTCTCCTATTACCTCACTAACGGGGAGAACGAAGCCAATATGGGCTTTAAGGTCGGAACCAAGGGCGAACTTGCTGCGACGACAACCAATTTTGTCCAAACCGACAAGCTCGAAGCTCAAGTAGCTGGAAGAAACTTTTTCATCCTGACTACCCCTGAGGGCACGGATGCAGTTGGAAGTTCTAAATTTGACGATACTGCGACGCCTGACGTGGCACTCACCGGTACGGTTGAAGTGGACGGCGGCGATCTGGGGGCCGTAGTGGGCACTGGAGCGGATTTCGTTACAGAGCTTGCTGTTCGTGACGAAATTAAAATTGATGGCGTAGTTAGAACGGTTGAGACCATCACGGACGCGGACAACCTCAGAGTAACCATTGACTTTGACGGCGCCATTTCGGCGGGCGAGTCAATTAGCAAGGTTGCGGACGCCCACGGCCCGGACAACTCAACTGGAACAACCACCATTGCACTTGGCAACGGGTTCATTTCTAACTACAGCATGGAAGCTGCGGTTGGAGGAATGCCTACTGCTTCAGTTACGGTGGAGGGATTAAACCTACAATCGAACACAGGATTTCATAACATTGACATTCCTGCGGTTAACCCTGATGACGGGAAGCCCGTTGACGGAATTACCTTTAGCTTGCCAGAGGCAGAGAGCGGCATTGACGCGACTCAAGGTTCTGGAGAGGAAGGGTTTTCCTGCTTACGTCCGGGAGATATCGAAATGACGCTGGGCACCGCTGGCGGTGCCGGACTCATGACGAATCTGCCAGGAAGCGCAAATACGGTTCACGTTCAGAACTTCAGTATTGATGTCCCGATGTCGAGGACGCCTCTTCAAAGGCTTGGAAATCCATACTCTTATACGAAACCGTTGGACTACCCCCTCACGATCACATGTTCTATCAGCGCGATTGCATCTGATCTTAAGGATGGCAACGTTACTTCGCAGTTGTTTGAATTCACGAAGCACAACTTAACCTTTACCTTAAAGGACCCGTCGGCTGACGGAAGCGGCGAAAACGCCATGACCTTTGAGCTTAGAGGAGCACAAGTGGACAGCGAATCGTTCTCTTCGACAATCGGAGACAACAAGAGCGTGGACATTAGTTTCTCAGTTCAGGTTGGAGGCCCAGAAGATAAGGGTGCAGGCTTATTCGTTGCAGGCTCACGAGCCGGAGACGATGGAGCCAACGGACTTGTTAACTTCGATCCGTTCCTAACGACTTAATCAATAGATTAAATAACTTTATTGAGGCCCGCCTTTCGGCGGGCTTCTTTGTTTAAGAAGGGGGTGAAATACTAAACCCCGTCTTAGGGGTGACCTCAAATACGAAAGAGGAGGATACGGTCATGAATCCTCCTATTGAAATAGAATGAGATTCGGAATTTAGTTTTGCATTAGAGACCTTTAAGGAGGCTTTCTCAACTTGAGCGCCGCCAGAGTCTCGGCCGTAAAGAGTAATGTCTACATCATAATCCACATCCCCGGAGAATATTTCCTTAATCTGCCCCTTGTTTGCGAACTTTTGAACGTGCAAACTCATTGATAGTGTTCCAAGCACAGGAAATTGGATTTTTCTATTCCTCATGTAGTCTGACCCAAACGCATTTATGTTTTGTCTAGGAATTGGCGTGGAGATTTCTATAGACTGAATGGATATCTGTTCTGACTCCAAGTCAATTACATGAAAGCCTTCGGTAGAATTATTCGTCAGGGTAACCTTAACGTCGCCGGGCCTTAAGGCGCTGATCTCGCTTGAGGAGAATGCCTCAGTCAGATCCGGAAAGGTAATCGTTGTCGCTGAATTTGTTCCATTTTTATCTACCGACGGAAACTTAATGTCGGTGCCCGCGGCCTTGGTGTCGAACTTAAGGTTGCTGCAGGCATAGCTCACCCCGCACTGCACAGGGCTACCCATGGCCATATTAATAGAGTACTGTCCGAGGTAACAATTCCCAAACCCAATGACATCAAAGCCGGTTAAATCTGTTGCGGCTTCATATAAAGCCCTGCCAGCCTCATCAAGGGCGGCCCACTGATCACTGGTTTTTATTACGTTAGGATTAGTTTTGAGCCTGTAAACCTGACCCCCAAAGACGTCGCTCCGGCGGCTCTCATTATCCGCAACCAATATAAAATCAATATCACCCAAGACTTCAGCATGAGTATTATAGTTAGGCTTATTATATAAAGGAGAATTTTTAAATATACTATCTTCACCAATACCAAAACCTATATTTTCTTCATTTTTTGTGTCTAAAAATAAATATTCAAATTGTAAATTGACCGTTGGCTGAGAAATTACAGGTATCCTAGACCCAGATGGAGTTCTATCTTTTATATATTCAAGAGAGCCAAGTTCTTTTAATTGTTGAGCGCCAAAGTCAAAAGAATATGAGATAGTTTGAATTCTTTTTAATATTTTTGGCTCCTTGGCAGTACTATCCACGAACGCAGGGGCGCCGCTAACCAACAACGCCATCCGTTCGTAACTTAAATGAAGCCTTTCTCCTTGTGCCATTGCATTAATTACACCAACAAAAAAAATCTGCATACGCTTTTTTGCGTGTATAATAGAGAGAACTCCCCAGTATATAGTCATGCCAAATAGCAGAATTTCAGACCTTTCAGAAAAGAGTGTTCTCCTGTCAAACGGAGCGGCAGAGACATTGGACGACGACGCCATGCTCTTATTGGCTAGGCCCAAGTCTCACAATGAAACCATAAGATATAAGAATCTCAAAACCTCAGTCACAGACTACTCAGTGCTTACGACTGGGGATCAATCAATTGGAGGGGCAAAGACGTTTAGCTCTCCAGCGATATTCAACTCGAACGTGGGCATCGAGGGCGACCTTTCAGTTAGGGGAGATATATTTAATTTAAAATTTCAAAACTCAAATGGGGAAAATCAAGATCAGTTTGTAACTCAGCTTGACTCGAACCTAAAAGCCTTAGGAGACCTGGTCGTTAGCGGTGAAGCTCATCTTTATGATGATGTATATATGCATGCGCCAGTTGTTTCCTACGGGTCAGTAAGCGTCGGACAAGCCATCGCAAGAGAAATGATGACGGTTGACGGAAACATATCCATTGATGATGGGAGCTCCCTAAAGTCTGCGTACCCAGGAACCGTCCCGCTGGAAGGGGCGGTTATAATTGATGGAACCATTAATGTCTCAGGCTCAGATACGACCTTTTTTGAGCTAAGTCCCGGGGCTCAAATAATCGTAGGCGGAGAATTGAGAACCGTAAGCACGGTAACCGACGACCAAGCCTTGACCGTTACGGAGGCGTTCACCCTTAGCCTTACGGACCTTAACGCCTTAGAAGTAAACCCTTCAACAGTGGTTCAGTCTAATTTGATTAAGGCGGACAGGAGTTTGGTAAAAATAGGACACGCAGAAGGAGTTACAGTAAATGAACTCAACGATCTGGCGGTGGGCAGAGATCTTTCGGTAGAGAATAACCTAAGAGTAAAAGGAGACGTAACCTTAGATAAAGACCTATGGGTGGAGGGTTTCACAGCAAAAGAGAATGCAACGTTCCAGAAAAATATCACCGTCTCGGGACAGCTCTCCGTAGAATCAACTGCGAACTTTGAGAAGCCCTTGCTCGCCCAAGAAACCATTACGGCTGAGGGAAATTTTTTGGCCAAAGCGGATGCGGCAGTATCTGGCGCATTAACAGCGGAAGGGGTTTCCATCTTAACGGGGGACGTTACCGCAAAGAGCGGTCTGACGGTTGAGGCGGACACTCTACTAAAGGGAGAATTAAGGGCGGAAGGAAATGCGTATCTCGAAGAGAATGTATACGTGGGAAAAAACCTTTGGGTCACAGGGGACGTGTTTAATGTAAAATTCAACGACGGAGCAGGAGGAGATTCAGATAGTTACCTTACGGACTTCGATTCGGACCTGACCGTTAAGGGTCTCTCAACGCTCGTGGGGGTCACGACGGCAAAGGACGAGCTTATCGTTGAGGGTAATCTGGGGATAGGGACTCCCGGCCCAGCGCGCCCCTTAACTATTGTTTCTGCCGAAAACGAATTAGTAAGGCTGGAGAATACTACAAGCGGCGGGGACAGCGTAATCAGCTACCGGACCAGTTACGGACCGGACGTGAATTGGGCTGCAGGGATTAAAGGGTCAGACGATTCTTTTAGAATTTCGAACAACGCAAACGTGGGGGTCAATGACCGATTAACCATAAAGGCCGACGGCGATGTTGAGGTGTCAGAAAACTTGCATGCGAAAAAAGACTTCACAGTAGACGGGCAGTTAAACATGAACGCGGACGCGGTTATCCTGCAGAGCTTAACGGCCAAAGGCTCAACAACGCTTGAAGGGGAGCTTTACGTTCAACAAAATGCCCGTTTCGATGAAAACATTTTTGTTGGCAAAAACCTCACAGTCACAGGAGACATCTTCAACGTCTCCTTTGATCCGGGATCAAGTTTCCAGGATACATATACAACAAATTTCGATAGTGACCTAACAATTTCAGGAGCCAGCAACCTCAAGGGAGACGTTGCGGCTGAAGGAAATATCACTTCAGCAGGAAATATCACTTCAGCAGGAAATATCACTTCAGCAGGAACCATTACTTCGCTAGGAAACCTTGTTGTCGCAGGGACAACAACAACAGAACTGCTAGACGTTAACGGCAATCAATCGATTGGAGGAAGCTTGCAAGTCAATGGAAACCAATCAGTTGGAGCAGACATGGACGTGTTGGGTGACGCAAAAGTAAAAGAGGTCATTGAACTTGGCCCACGATCAGGCATGGTAGGTTCGTTTAAATTATTTCAAGATAAGGACGGAGCGAACAATAATGAAATCTTTAGCGTAGGATACAGCAGGCCCTCGTACTGCAGTGGCGGGATCGGCGGGACCGAGGGGGAATGTACAGCAGACGGCGGCACATGGGTGGTCACAGACAACTACAACTTACACATCACTGAAGACGGCGACGTTGGAATTGGGACAGACGCTCCGTCTAAGAACCTCCACGTCCGAGGTGACGCACTACTCCAGTCGCCAGGAGAAAGTCAGCATGTACAACTAGAGATGTCTTCCCTGGGGGGTACCGAGCCAGGCTCGCTGACGATTGGTTACGCAGAGCTCCTCAGCTCGCCATACGGAGCTTTTGGAGATAAGCTTGGATACATTGAGGCGAGCAGCAAAGACTTGGCATTGTTTACTAGTTCAGAGGGAACCGATCTTATGCTCGGGGCAGCAGGAAAGCGGTTATGCAAGATGGAGGGAACGAAGCAGCTAATTGGAGGACAGGACAGGGGTTACGACGTCCTCTTCTCCGACGAGACCAATGTTGGAATCGGGCTGGCGGACGGCGCCAATGTCGCGCAGGTTCCAGCGACAGACAAGAAATTTAAATTACACGTCGAAGGGGACGTCAAAATTGACGGAGAGATCTTTGCGACGAGTGTGTTCGAGCTCATTCCCACTATACCAAGAGCGGAAACAGCTCCTGGGGCAGGCGACGGAGAAGTGTTGCCCACGAGCCCTACTGCGGTTGGACCAAAAGGCAAAATCCTATACGATGACTCGCATGTCTATTTATGCATAGAAGAAAATACTTGGAGAAGATTCTCGCTGCAGTCGTGGTAGCAGTGTAACATAATGTACGATGGCAGAAAACGATATATATTTAGTTAGACAAAAGGACGACGGAACCTTTGAGGAGCTGCAAGACTCCCCTTTTTCCTATTTAGGACTAACCGGAGACGCTGGTGATTCAGGAAATGAATTAACAATTAAATCAAAACTTAGGGTTCCGGAACTTACAGTAGAAGGGGCAACTACGATCGTACATGATAACGTTACAACTTCAGAGCAACTTTTAATAACCAATGACGGCACGGGCCCTGCGGTAGTGATTAATCAAGAAGGCACAGAAGGCGTACTGGACGTACAGGACGATGGAGCGAGCGCTTTATATGTGCGTGGAGATGCCCCTTACGGAGGGTTTATAGGTTTAGGAACAACAACACCAACCAAGCAGCTTGAATTAACGGGTGACATTTTACTAGCAAACAATAAGGCGATCTACCTCAATGACGCCACCGCAGGCACGCCAGTAGCAAAGAAATCTTTTTATCAGGATTCTTCGGAAATCTTAACGCTTTCCAATGCGGGTGGAGAAGGAGTCAGCATCAAGACGGGGGCGACGAGCGAGTTTCTTGCGGTAAGGATCGACAAGGATGGGCTTGTAGGAATGGGCTCGGAAGTGTCGGACCCTCAAGCGCATCTTGATATCGTAAGGGACGGGCAGTCAAATATTAAATTCAGGCATAAGTCAAATTCCGCTATAGGAGAAATTGATATCGACGTCTCTCAAACGGTAAATGATGTTCCCGGAATCATGAGGATTGGGACGACAACAAACCACGCTTTAGCGCTAGGAGTAAATAATGTTAATTTCTTAACTCTCTCCCAGACAGGAGGGCTCACCCTTGAAAAGAAAGAAGTCAACGGGGTGATGTCAACGGCAAATCTAACAATAGAAGGGGAGCTGAGTATGCCAGGCGCGAGCTCGTTTAAGGTGGCGGGCGAAGAACTTTTATGGACGGATGAATTTAGTGTTTCCGGGGCAGGGTCTTCGGAGTCATTTAAGTTTCTCGAATTTTCCTATGGGACGCATAATTGGGGCGAAGGGTCTCCATTTATTGTTGAAATATGGTCTGAATACTACAGCGCTACGGGCTATCAGAAATATTTAGTTTGCCATAACTTTATTGATACGGGTTCGGATGGAACAGACGGGGACCCGGACCTGTCCGGAGGAAGAGATTATCAATTAAAGATACTTGAATCAACCGCAAATCCTCAATCCGCGAACTCTGCGAAATTTAGATTACGTATGGGCACGCCCGAAGATACCGGGCTTAATGATGGAGACGGATACGACATAGCTAAGGTTGCAGTACATGCAGAGCTCAAGCATTACGCGAAGACTAGAATTAAGGTGACTTCCCTAGCGAGCAACAGTTCGACACATATAGGAGCCAATGACGATTGGACTTCAGAAGGCAACGAATATAAATTTTATACCGCGCCCATCGGAGTAGACATTACAAACGACTGGGACGACTACGACTTTGACCCCACGAGCAAAGATGCCGTATATGCGGAGGTATTTTATGGGTCGAGGATGGTTAACGATATCGGGGCGGACAAAGATCCTACGGGATATTTCTTAAAGCCCGCAGACACCGATATATCGATGGTTGTGGCGGGCAACGTCGGAATCGGGGTTGACGATCCGTTCCAACCCCTTGAGATAAAAACTTCTGGCGGGAGATACGGTTTGTTGGTTCGTGATGCCTCAACCCAGCTAGGAGGCCTGTTCGTATCCACCGCCAACCAGGACGGCGATGGATTAGATTTGTACTTAAAGGAGCGAGACGGCACGGCAGACGGGGCTACAAAGGTCAGAATAGCATCGACTCCGAACCTCGATCATTATTTCAACAACGGCGGCGACGTCGGAATAGGAACTGATAATCCAGGAGTTAAGTTAGACATTTCAGGAGATAGAAACGCTATCATTCGCCTGGGAAACAACAGGTCCTCGGAAAGCATAAACAAGCTTTTAGGAGGGGTGGAGTTTTACTCAAAAGACAACTCCGCCATCGCCCCGGGAGTGAGAGCCTCCATGACGTGCCATACTGCCAATAGTGACGGATCAGGGGGCAACCTAACCTTCAATACATCCACCAATGTGGCAGAAGGGGCAGGATCCGCTGGAGATTTACTGCCACGCATGACCATTGACAAAGACGGCAAGGTCGGCATTGGTACGCAAAACTGCGCCGTTGAGGATAATGCTCCAAATGCAGCAG